TAGGACCACAACGAGGTGGTAATGGTGGTAATTCTACTTTTACTGGCCCAGGACCAATCAATTTTGTGGCCACTGGCGGTGGCGGAGGAGGAGGAGCTAGTTCAACCGGTAATGGTAGTGTAGGAGGTACTGGTGGTGCCGGTGGCGGAGGAGCCGTATGGCGACCAACGAGTACAACAGGAATCATAACAGGATATGCAGGAGGTCCTGGGACTGGTACCCAAGGCCGACCTGGTGGATCTGCAAGCCCAAGTGGGCCAGTTGCATATCCCGGCAGTGCCGGTGGCGGCGGAGGTGGTCCGCCTACATCAGCATCACCGGGTGGAGCAGGAGTTCGTCAGGCACCACCATCACCAAATTCTGGTATTTCTAACGGTGGCGCTGGCTTTATTAGCTATATCAGAGGCACCGCACCAGCACCGGCAAGGCCATATACTTCAACTCAAACTGGTGAAACCAGAGTCGGTGGCGGAGGCCAAGGTGGAGGTTTTGGAACAGGACCATCAGTACATCCTTCATCTACATTTGGCGGTGGAATAGTCAATTTTCCTATTGCGGCGCAAAGAGCTGGTTGGCCACTGCAAGGTGGAGGTGGAGCTTCTGGTACGCTTGGCAGCCAGGCTGGTGGTAGTGGTATAGTAATTATTTCTGCATTAGAAGCTGCAGTTTCAGGACCTGTTCATGTAGGTTCCGATGGCGCCGGTAATACGTATTATATGTTTCCTACGTCAGGTACAATTCAGTATTAGAGAAATAAAAAATGGCACATTTTGCAAAAGTAGAAAATGGAATAGTAACGCAAGTTATTGTTATTGAACAAGACGCTATTAATACGGGTCATTGGGGTGATCCAGCATCTTGGATACAAACTTCATACAATACACATTGTGGTGTTCATATAGATCCAAAAACAGGAGAACCATCTGTTGACCAATCAAAAGCGCTAAGAAAAAATTTTGCCGGCATTGGTTACATATATGATTCGGTTCGAGATGCTTTTTATGAACCCAAACCATATCCTTCATCGGTACTAAATGAAGCTACTTGTACATGGGAAGCTCCAATACCAATGCCTATTGAAGAAGGTAAGATATTTGGTTGGAACGAAGAAACACTATCTTGGATAGAAGTTACTCCGCCTTGGGTTGAATCTTAAATATAAAATAATTATTTAAATCTTGGTCCTGTTACCCAAATAACTAAGCTGTATCGAATACCTTTAGTGACTGGTGTAACTTCATGCAAAACATAGCTTGGGAAAAAAATTGCAGTACCACGACTTCTAAAAGTTTTTGTAGGTTTGGCACCTTCATGTATTAATAAATCTCCACCTTTGTAATTCTTTTCATCACTCAGTTGAATTGAAACGCTGAGTTTTCTAGGAAATCCGGTACTGTCTAGCATTTGGTCTATGTGTTTAACATAGGTACCTTTTTCTGCACCATCATAACAAGTAAATTGTAAAGATTGAATCTCCACCAAATCAAATTGAAATAACCTGTCATTAACAGCTTTGATAATATTCGTTAATCTTTCAAAAATCCAAGCATTCTCTGGGGCATTTGAATGTATCCAAGAGGTATAACTTCTTCTAATTTTTTTAAGATCATTTTTTGTATCAGAATTTTTTATGTTTTCTGAGGTTAATCCTCCAGTTAAAGCTCTTGAGAGTGGTGTACAATTTTTAGATGTGGTACCAATTTCAATAATTTTATCACATTCTTCTGGAGTAAATGATCCATGAGCAAATCCCCAAGTTTCAATTCTATGAGTATCTAGATACCAGTTATGATTGGGAATAAAATCAACTTCTTCTTTAATTTTTAAAGGATTTGTTGCCTCTATTTTTACTGTAGGTTTTGGTTTTTTATTTTTACGAGCAATTGTAGCCAAAGATTCAGTTGCAACTTTTTTTTCTTTTTTCATTTTTCACTTTCAAAAAATAAACCTAACATAGGTCTTTTATCAAATTTATGGTCAACATATTTACCATTGGCATCAACATAATGTAAAAATACTTGAATTTGTTGGTTACCATCATACGGATCACGCCAGTGCTCAACATCACAACCTCTGTATATTACCATATCTCCAGGTTGTAATATGACTTTTTTACCTTCCATGTAAATTGGCCAAGGCTTAGGATCATTATCAATACAAAGAGTTGCACTATATTGGCAAGAAGGCCTATCTTTATGTGGCTCTAATATGGCTCCAGGCCAATAGATTCTACTGTAGGTATATGTGGGATATAATTCTAAACCGGTTTCTTGTTCCATTAAAGGAAGTAAAGATTCAGCCAATGAATCATTGAAGATTGAACCATAATAACAATAACTATTTGGAGATTGTTCATCTCCTAAAGCGGTAGTATTTGATTTTGGTATGTTTTTATTGTAATAGTCAACGTCTTTAGACATCAACATCATGGTTTTTATTAGGTCCACAGCATCTGGACTAATAGCATTTCTAAGAATTTTGTATTTTTGTTTCATAATGTATCAAAATAAATTATCATATCAATATATATATATACGCAAAAATTGAATGTATGGTGGTGAATATAGGATAATTGAATAAAGTTATAAATACTTTCATATATCCTCATCACCTAAATACAGGATATCTATAATGTTGAGGACAATATGGCAACCGTTACTAACCGAAACCAATTTACAGACTATTGCCTTAGAAAACTTGGTTTTCCAGTCATAGAAATAAATGTCGATCCAGACCAAGTATCTGATAGGATAGACGATGCTCTACAATATTTTCAAGACTATCATTTTGACGGTTTACAAAAAACATATTACATCCACGAAATTACACAAGAAGATGTCGATAATAGGTATCTTGATTTAAGTGATGTGAGAGATAATGCTAATGCTGCAACACAGGTTGTAGGTGTTACTCGTATATTTCCACTTCAAGATTCCCAATCAAGCATCAATATGTTTGACTTGCGATATCAATTAAGACTGAATGAGTTGTATGACTTTACTTCAGCATCATACATCAACTATACCATGACCATGCAACATCTAAGAATGCTTGAGCAGTTATTTACTGGTGAAGTTCCAATTCGTTATCAGCGTCATACACAAAAACTCTTTGCTGATTGGGCATGGGGTGACCAAGAAGCTCCAGTTGGTCAACCAGTTATTATTGATTGTTATACTATTATTAATCCAAATGTATACAATCGAGTATGGGACGACCGTTGGTTAAAACGATATGCTACCGCTTTGATTAAACGCCAATGGGGAGAAAACCTTAAAAAATTTGGTGGTATACAGTTACCAGGTGGTGTCGTATTAAATGGTGATAAAATCTTTGAGGAGGCTATGCAAGAAATTGATGACCTTGAAAAAGATATGGAAAATAATTATGGTGGCGTTTTAGAATTCTTTATGAACTAACGGCACAATGGCTACTTCTCAATATTTTAATAACTATAATTCTCGCTTTCAAGAACAAAGATTAGTTGAGGATTTAATTGTCGAATCCATAAAGATTATGGGTTTCGATGGATATTATTTGCCTAATGACAACGATGTTGCTCGTGACCTTTTGTATGGTGAAGATCCAGTTAAAAAATTTCAATCAGCATTTCCTGTTGAGTTTTATCTATCTGAAGCACTCAACTATACCGGCGAAAAAGAATTCTTTTCAAAATTTGGTCTTGAAATTAAAAATCACACCAAAGTTATCGTTTCAAAAAGGTCATTTGCTCAACGAGTTCCACAGAATACATTTACTCGGCCAAGAGAAGGTGATTTGGTGTATGTGCCTTTTTTAAATGGTACAGGTGAATTATATGAGATTACCTTTACAGATCAAGATAAAGATTTTCATACATTAGGTCGTGTAGTACCTTATTTTTATGAATTGCATTTAGAGAAGTTCAAATTTTCTAGTGAACTTATTGCTACGGGTGTTCGAGAAATTGATGAATCAGCCTCACAAGCCACATATTCTATTGAACTCAATCTTGGTGTAGGAACAGGCAATTATCAGTATGGTGAAATTGTATATCAATCATCAGCCAATACACAAGCTAACGCAACTGCTGTGGCCATTGTACAATCATGGGTACGAAGTGCCAATACTGCTACAGCCAACACACTACTAGTATCTAATATTGCTGGTGAATTTATTGAAGGTGGTTCAATTAAAATTGTTGGCGCCACAAGTAATGCACAATACATATTATCTTCATATGACCCACTCAAAGATTCTGTGCAAGATGATTCATATGATAATTATATTATTGAAAACTCTGCAAATTCAATTGTTAATTTTTCTGAAACAAATCCTTTTGGTAGTATCTAATGGCTAACATATTTTATAACCGTGCGCTTCGTAAATATGTAATAGGTTTTGGTAACCTATTCAACGAAATCACATTGGTTCGATACAATCCAGATTACTCAGAAGCGCAAAGAATGATTGTGCCAATTGTGTATGCACCAAAAGAAGATTATGTTAATCGTCTAGAAACTGATCCTATTTTAGACAAGAAAACACAAATTACATTACCAAGAATGTCTTTTGAATTACTTGGTTTTAACTATGATGCCAGCCGTAAACAAAACACCAATGTCAAACAATTTGCACAAACATCTCAGGGTTTAGTTGCACAATATAATCCTGTACCATATAATTTTGATTTCAATCTTTATCTGTATGTAAGAAACATTGAAGATGGTACACAAGTCATTGAACACATATTATCTTATTTCACACCTGATTATACAATGAAACTCAATATGATACCTGAAATGGGTATTGTCAAAGAGATTCCTGTGATTCTCAATTCAACATCACAAGACATTGACTATGAAGGTAACTATGAAAGAGATACCCGTGTTATTATTTGGACACTTGCATTTACTGTAAAAGGTTATATTTTTGGTAAAATATCCGACACGGGCGGTTCAATTACACATTCTATCACATCAATCTACAATCAAATCACCGAAGATGATGTAATACAATTTACAATGAATCCTAATTCTGGTGTAGGAACATATCAGATTGGTGAAACAGTTTATCAAGGATTTTCTGCACCGTTGGCAATTGCATCAGGTAAAGTAGTATCATTTAGTAACAACCTATTACAATTAAAAAATATTAATGGAAATTTTGTTTCTAATTTACCTATTCAGTCAACCAGTTCAAGCACAAATTATACATTTACAGCATTTAATCCTGTGGCACAAAAATTGGTTCAGATAGATACTACACCAACACCAACAGATGCTAATGTTACAACACCATATATTGCAATAACAGAAATATCTGAAACACCAAATATTGTTGAAGGTTTAGATTTGCCAATTGATTTTGCTGGTGATGCCATGTTACAGCTTGGTGAAGATGATTTGCAAACACTACAACAAAACCCAACAGACTTACAATAAAGGTAATAGAAATGCCACGCACACTACAATTTAGACGATTGCCTGCTGCCACATTAGCAAATACAACTGGTGCAATAGGCGAACTTATTGTTAACTCAAACAATTATACACTCACCGTTCATGATGGTGCTTTGCCTGGTGGTTATGCATTATTGAACTCAGCAACTGATAGTAACATTGACCAGACTGCTCGGAATACTGCCAATACAAATTCAAATAATATTTCTATTATACAAGGTGTAAATGATACTCAAAATACTCGCCTGAATAGTATTGAGACCATTAACACCAACCAAAACACCAGCATTTCGATTATTCAAGGTGTAGACAATACACAGAACACCAACATTACAACAGCTAACAATGCTGCGTGGGCTGCTTTTACTAAAGCCAATAATGCTTTGGCCAATACAACAGGTACATTTGCTGGTAATTTGAATGTCGATGGTTTTATTACACTCAATACTGCCGGCGGAATTTACCAAGAAACTGCAAGTCCGTCTATAATGACTGCAAATACTACTGGCATTTTTAAAATTGTTACAAATAGAACAATTGATCCATATACTTGGACTTTTGCTCAAAATGGCAATACAACTTTTCCAACAGGAGTTAGATTATCGAATGCTAGAGGTCCAAACACAGTTAACTTTACTACTGATGTTGATAAATCATTTCAAATTGAAACAGGAAC